GGAACAACTATCAGAGTATTTTGTCCGCGCTCAACGTGATATCTCACAATCGAATATATCATCAGAGACTTTCCAGAAGCAGTTGGGGATATCAACAACCTTCTATTATGCTTTAAGGCATCGTATACCCCTTCGATTTGGTAGTCTCTAGGAGCATACTTACAAATCGATTTCATGTAATCTGATACACCTTCCTTGCAGATATCTGAGTTAGACTCAAAAGGAAGACCATAATACTTATTATCGCGAAACTCATATGTATATCCATGAGTATCACAAAATCTTGTTACTTTATCCAACAACCCAACATATATCTCTCCAGTCTGGGTATTGAATAGGCGTATTTTTCCATCCCAATACTTATTTCGGTATTGAGGCATAAACTTTGCACCAGGAACATCAAACGTGAACTGGTCTGCTAGTTCATAATAAACGTGTGGTTCTGCTTCTACTTTTAAATATACTTCATTCTTCTTTGAAATAATCAAATGAGACATAATTCATAAGATTCACCTATGAATATTTATTCCCCCACCTGATACTTATATTCTAAAATCATACGATAGAAAAAATCTTTACATGCTTCTGTGCGGTCTCGATCATACTTATCACCAAATTTACCATGTTCTTCATGGCACTTTAATGCCTTGTAAATTTGATGACAATCCCTAATATCAAGTTCCATTTGAACGTATGGAACATTTTCCATTTCATTGAAATCGCTTTCGTATTCGTAATCGCTCATCACATCTCCCTAAATTTAAAATCTAAAATGCATCTATAAAGATCATCCCTTAATTTTTGGAGATGTTCTTGCTCTTCAGCGGGTCTTCTGGGAGCACCTGGCCAAATTCTAATTGTTTCTTGAACAGAATGATATAGCAAATAGACATCTTCTATTTTAAGACCAATCATATAGTCTGGTTCAAAGTCTTCATCTAGGTTAAAGTCTTCTTCTTCCATTAGAATCCTGCTTGGAACTTTTGCCACTCAATAGCATTTTTGATCTGGAAAGTTCTGTTTGCCACTGTTTTAATAATTTCTTCCAGAAATTTTAGTTCAGTATCATAATATTTAATTTTCATATCAATAGTATTTAACTTCTCATCAGCATCCAAATACCTCTGAATGGCATCCTTTTCTCTAACTTTATATGGAAAAGGTTCAGTAACGTAAACGTCTGCAGGTGCTTTACCTGTATAAAAAT